CTACCCTTACTGTATCTCTAGGCTTACGGACTACTAGGTAGCGTAGTCATTCTTATAAAGGAAAGCATTATAAGATAGTGATGACAGACACGATAAAAACCTATGGTTCAAGTTGCTGTTGGAGAAGTTGGTAGTTATCTTCGGGACTAAAAAACTACCTTACTATTAAATATGTTCTACACTTACAACAAACAACTAGACAAAACTTTCCAATGGTCTTGGAAGAAGTCGTGTCAAGATAAACAGTATTGGAAAACTTGGATACAAAAGAAAAGTGATATACAATTAGTAGATGTTCCGAAAGAACATAAACAAATAGTATTAGATGAACTGTGGGAAGATATGCAAGAAGAAATAAAAGCAACAAAAGAATTAATTAATAAACAACGAAGAGAAAAAAGAGTTGCAATTAATAATTAGATGTGGTATAATGCTACAACATTTCGATTAACTATAAATTAAATAGAGGAAAAATATGAAATACGAATATGTAAAAGGAAAAGCTATGTGGGCTAATATCAGCACACCTAACACTAGGTTTGAACCACACAAGTATGGTATAACAGTACTGACTGATGCTGATACAGCTTCTAAGCTAGAAGCACAAGGACTATCTCAAGTAAGAGATAAAACTGGACAACCTAAGTATGAAGAACCTGCTTTCTCTTTCACTAGAAAGGTAGAGAAGTATGACGGAACAATTAATTCCGCACCTAAGTTAGTTGATTCAGAAGAGCTAGACTTAGATGTAAACATTGGTAATGGCTCTGAGGTTATCGTAAAGATTAAACCTTATGACGGAAAGTATGGTACATTTGCAGAGCTAATGGGTGTTAAAGTTACTAGCTTAGTAGAATACACCGAAGGTGAGTCAGGTAACGAGGAGTTTTAATATGATTATTACTATTAAAAATGATGCAGGAGAAACTTCTTATGATGTGAATAACATTGAAGATGCTACTAAGCAAAGTGAAGCTAGAGTTATCATTCAAAAAGTTGGCACATTAGAAGTTTTGACAGAAGCATTAAGCTTTACTGTAGCTACTCACAGAGCTAACTTAGAAAAACTTTTAGTTGATTCAACAGAAGCTATTGTAGAAACAGAAGAGGTATCAGAAGATACCGAAGAGTAACTTAATTAATGAGGGCAAACATGACAACTACTTGGAATAAAGTGCATCAACCCTGTCCGTTATGTGACAGTACAGATGCAGTCGGAGTGAATGAAGACGGCTCGGCTAAATGTTTTAGCTGTGATTCATTCATGCCTAATTACAAAGATTCATGCGAAGGAAAAAATATGGAAACAAAACAACAAACAAGCACAGCGTTTAAACAACCTGACAATATTGAGGTAGGCTCTTTCTCAGCTTTGACTGATAGAAGAATTACTAAAAATACTGCACAGAAGTACGGAGTAAAAGTTGTTCACGACTTACAAGGGAATGTAATCAAACACATGTATCCGTTCTATAACGGACATGAAGTATCAGCTACTAAGACAAGGAGTGTTAGAGATAAACTATTCTTTTGGAATGGTACTAAAGCAGAGACTGGATTGTTTGGTCAACAGCTTTTCAAAGGTGGTAAGTATATTACTATTACCGAAGGAGAGTGTGATGCTATGTCAGCTTACGAACTACTTGGTAGTAAGTGGGCAGTTGTATCTATTAAGAGTGGTGCGGCTGGAGCAGTCAAAGACATTAAAGAAAGTTTAGAATTCTTTGATGACTTTGAAAATATTATCATTGCCTTTGATAACGATAAGGCAGGTAAAGAAGCCTCACAGAAAGTAGCGAGACTGTTTAAACCTAGTAAGGCTAGGATACTTTCACTACCTAATGGGTGGAAAGACCCTAACGATATGCTTAGAAACAACAAGCACAAAGAGTTTGTTGAAGCGTGGTGGGCATCAAAAGTTTACACACCTTCTGGTGTTATAAATGTCTCTGAACAGAGAGATAAGTTTCATGCTAGAGAAAAGAAAACTAGCATACCTTATCCATGGGAAGGACTTAATGAAAAACTTTATGGTCTTAGACAAGGAGAACTTGTAACTCTTACAGGTGGTACTGGACTAGGTAAGTCTTCTGTTACTAGAGAACTTGAACATCACCTTATTAAAAACACAACAGATAATGTTGGAGTGATTGCTCTTGAAGAAGATTGGAGAAGAACCATTGACGGTATCTTATCTATTGAAGCTAACGCTAGACTTTACATAGACCAAGAACGAGAGAACTTTAGTAAAGAAGAACTAGATAAATTCTTTGATGTTCTTTATGACGGAGATAATAAGAACAGAGTATGGGTACATTCTCACTTTGGTACAAATGATATTGATGATATCTTTTCTAAATTAAGATACATGATTATTGGTTGTGAATGCAAGTGGGTAGTGGTAGACCATTTACATATGTTAGTTAGTGCTGTCCATGAAGGCGATGAACGAAGAGCTATTGACATGATTATGACAAGGCTTAGAAGTTTGGTTGAAGAAACTGGAGCAGGTATTGTTTTAGTATCTCACCTCCGTAGAGTTGACGGAAACAAAGGACACGAGAATGGTATTGAAGTATCTTTATCACATCTAAGAGGTTCAAATAGTATTGGACAATTATCAGATTGTGTGATAGCATTAGAAAGAAATCAACAATCAGATGATATTGATGAAGCTAGGACTACAAAAATTAGAGTACTTAAATCTAGGTACACCGGAGATGTAGGACTTGCTTCGCATTTACTTTATGATAAAGATACTGGTAGGTTAGCAGAAGTTGACATATCAGATATTAATGTTGATGAAACAGACCAAGGATTTTAATTATGGATTTAGTATTTGATATAGAAACAGATGATTTAAAAGCTACTAAAGTTTGGTGCATCGTTGCTCAAGATGTAGACACTAAAGAAGTATTTAAGTTTACTCCAGATAAGTTAGACGAAGGTGTAAGACTATTACAATCAGCAGATAAACTTATTGGTCATAACATTATAGGCTTTGATGTGCCTATGATAAAAAAGTTTTTTGATGTAGATTTATTTAAAGGTAAAGATATATTAGACACACTTGTTTTATCTAGGCTATTCAATCCTACTCGTGAAGGTGGACATTCATTAGAGAAGTGGGGATTCAGACTAGGCTTTAACAAGATTAACTTTGAAGACTACTTAAATTATTCTGATGACATGCTGAACTATTGTGTTAGAGATGTAGAACTAAATACAAAAGTTTTCTTTGAGCTAAGAAAAGAAGCTAAAGGATTCTCAAAAGAATCAGTACAGTTAGAACATGGCATTGCTCATGTTATGAAGAAGCAAGAATCAAACGGTTTCAAGTTTGACATGAGACATGCTCATTTACTTCTATCAGAACTTAGAGAAAGAAAACAAAGTATAGAAGATGAAGTACATACTACATTTAAACCTAAGTGGGTTGATGAAAAGTTAGTCACACCTTACATAAAGAAAGACGGTGTTCTTTCTAAGAGAGGAATGACTGATGATGAATACCAAAGATGTTTAAACACTTCTAACTATAATCCATTTATGAGAAAAACTTTACAAGAGTTTAATCTTGGTAGTCGTAAACAGATTGGAGAATACTTAACAGACTTTGGTTGGAAGCCAGATAGATTTACTCCTACTGGACAACCTATCGTAGATGAGAAAACTTTATCACAGATAACTCATATACATGAAGCTAACCTTATTGCTAAGTTTCTTTTACTACAAAAGAGAATAGCACAGGTTGAATCATGGGTAGAAGCAGTTGAAGAAGATGAACGAGTGCATGGTTTTGTGATACCTAATGGTGCAATCACTGGTCGTATGACACACAGAAGTCCTAATATGGCACAAGTACCTAGCGTTAATAGCGAGTATGGTGATGAGTGTCGTGCTTGTTGGACAGTAGAAGAAGGTTACAAACTAGTAGGTGTTGATGCTAGTGGACTAGAAATTAGAATGTTAGCACACTATATGAATGACGAGGAATTTATAAATGAAATCATTAACGGAGATATACACACCTTTAACCAAAAACTTGCAGGACTTGAATCTAGAAATCAGGCGAAGACATTCATCTATGCCCTCATGTACGGAGCAGGAGATGAAAAGCTTGGGACTGTGGTTGAAGGAACTACAGCAGACGGTAGAAGAGCTAGAGAACATTTCTTTGATAATAAACCTTCATTTAAATCTCTTACAACAAGGGTACAAAGAGCAGCTCATAAAAAATTCCTTAAAGGATTAGACGGTAGGAAGTTATATATTAGAAATAATCATGCGGCTTTGAATACTTTGTTACAAGGAGCAGGTGCTATCGTAATGAAACAAGCATTAGTTGATTTAGATGATAAGTTAAAACTTAATACTATAGATTATAAATTTGTTGCAAACATACATGATGAGTGGCAGATTGAAGTTAAAGAGTCTCAAGCAGAAGTTGCCGGTATGTTAGCAGTTGACTCTATAGTAAAAGCCGGAGAGCATTTTAATCTTCGCTGTCCTTTAGACGGTGAATACAAAGTTGGAGGAAATTGGAGTGAAACCCATTAAAAAAGATAGAAAGAAATTTGATTTGGATTTACAATATGGTTCAATCAGAGAAGAGAAAGTAGCAGAGATGCTTACTGATAAAAAGATAGAAGTAAAATCAGAACGAGGTATGTGGATGAAGACCGGAAACATAGCTATAGAATATGAATCATGGAGAAAACCTTCTGGTATCATGGCTACTGAATCCGATTACTGGTTTCATAATCTATGTGTAGGAGACAATGAGTTCTGTACTTTAGTATTTAAAACAGATGTATTAAAAACTATAGTAGATAAACTTGATTACTTTAAAACAGTTTCAGGTGGAGATAATAATGCTAGTAAAATGTACCTTGTAAATCTACAGAAGTTATTTTCTAGTGATGTAATTAAAGCGTTTAAACAGTCTGAGGAAGACAAGAAGAATGACAAAAAATAAAACACTTGACAAAAAACCTAAAGACGAGTATAATAAATTTACAGCCGAGTCTGGACATTGGTATACTAGAGAAGGTGAACCTATGTATACTATCATAGGTGCTAATGGTAAGGAAAGAAACACTACTCTTAGAGATGCTAAGAAAGAAGGTTTTGTACCGTCAGTAACTACTGTAATAGGTATGATAGCCAAGCCTTCTTTAGAGAATTGGAAGATAGACCAAGCTTTAAATTCTGCTTTAACTTTAGAAAGGAAAGAAGGAGAATCATTCCAATCTTTTACTTACAGATGTAAAGAAGATTCTAAAAAGATTGGTAAGGAAGCTGCAAAAGAAGGTACTAAAATCCATGCTCTTATCGAGAGTGGTTTCTTAGGAGAAGCAGATAACAAAACCTATCGTCTAATTAAAAAATATTTAGATGAAACATTTCCTAATGAAGAATGGATTGCTGAAGATTCTTTCTGTGCTGCACAAGGCTATGGTGGTAAGATAGACTTATATTCTAAGTCAGGAATATTTATAGACTTTAAAACTAAAGATAACCTAGAAGGTAAAGACCCTGCTAAATTAGTTTATGATGAACATGGTATGCAACTATCAGCTTATGCTCAAGGTTGTGGTTATGATGATGTTGAAAGAGTATCTATTTTTGTTGACCGAAAAGACAACGAACTTATTTGTTGTCATGTTTGGGATAAAGAATCTCATCAAAAACATGTTAGTATGTTTAATAGTATATTAAACTATTGGAAGTTAGTTAAAAATTATGACTCATCTTTGATAGGTTGGGAAGATATTAAAGCATTATGAATGGAAAAAAATCAAGACAACTTAGAACTAAATCTAAACAACTAATGATAGAGTGGCTAAGAAGCATGACTCCAGAAGGAGAAGATAAAGAAAGAATAAATGAAAAAAACTTACATGAATTTTTACCAGAGCAAACACATATATTTGCTAACAATAAATTTATGGTTAGTGCCTACACTTTACGGTGGTTCTATAAACATGTAAAGAAAAACCCTAGCATTAAATTAGAGGAGTTAGTAAATGCCTCGTAGAAAACCTAGGAAACCTAGACCTAAAAAAGAAGCACACATACCTAGAGGTTATGATAGTCATTGGGAGTACGAACTTCATCAAAGATTATTTTCTGATTGGAGACATCATTGGGAAACAATAGATTATGTTATTAAACATAAATACGAACCAGACTTTGTTCGTAAGTTTGATGATGAAAAAGTTATTCTTATAGAAGCTAAAGGTAGATTCTGGGATTTTCCAGAGTACAGTAAGTACATACATATAAAGAAAGCTTTACCAGAACATATAGAATTAGT